TAGATTTGTTCGCTAGGGACAACGAAGAAGCCCTGATAAAAGCCAACCCGATTAACCGGGACCAAATCACCGTTGAATTTGAAAAACGATGGCACGTGGAGCGTGTCACAAGGAGCAAGGAAGAATGAGCGAGACTTTATTTAGCACGATGACGTGTGATCGTTGTAGAGACGTTATGTACGTGTACGAAAACGAACAAGGGAGCGTTGACGTTTGTTTCGAGGTAGGGGACACGTCGTTGTTTGTTTGTGAAACGTGCCTTGAGGGTTCCGAAGCGTGGGCAGCGAGGTTTCAACAAGCTATGGCCGACGCTGACATGGGCACTAAGATAGCTGATATGATCTTTGGAAAGGTCCCGGAGAAAAAAGAATGAAGGAAGTTCGTATCGAGCTGGTGCTGGACGCCGACGACTTGGAAGAAATTTTTAAAACTTTGCAGGAGATTCGTAATCTCTTGTCCGACATAAAAGAAAATCTAGGGAGAAACAATGAGCATTGATCACAAGGCAATTTTGGACATTGGCAACTCGTTATCGAACGAGGAGCTGGCGGCGTTGATTACGCAGCAAGGGCATCGGCTCTGGGTGTTTGTTCAGGAGGAAGGCGGGGACCGTGTGCTGGACGCTACGATGAACGGCGCGTGTATTCAGATTAACGTTGGAGTAGACGGAATATGAAATGGCATAAAAAAACCGACGAGCAGTATGACACCTACATGACTGTCATGGCTGGCGGCGACAACGAAAACGAGGCCCATCTTACCGAAGACGAGTGGTGCATGGTTATGATGGCGTTACGGGATGTGATTGATCTGGTGACCGGGGAAGTTGACTCGGACTATATTGAGGATTGTTACGAGGATTCAATTCAGGAACTGAAAGACCTCCGCACAAAGATACTGGCGGTAGAAGTGTTTGATCCCTCTCCGATTTACGTTTCGGAACTGGATTTTCACCGGTTAAAGGCAGGGAAGGAATCGGTCATTGACTTTGTGGAACGTCAGCAAACAATCCGGGATTTAGAAAAACTCGTCAAGCGAGAACACAAACTTAACGAGGAGAACAAAAAGTAATGCCCCATTACAAGCTGCAGATTTACATTGAATTCGAGGCGGACGACGAGGAGAAGGCCATGGACACCACGGTGTCGATCCTGACCCAGCCGCCACACGAGTTTAAGGAATTCAAGGAGTTTGACATTCAGCTGACTGACATCACCGGGATCGAACAGGAAGAAGAAGTTTTTAAAAGTCAGCTACTTTTGATGGAGCAGCAGTAATGGAAAGAGGTGTGTTTAACGTTCACGTCATCTACAAGATTGACGGGGACACTAAAGCGGTGGATATCCGGGACTTGGTTTTATCCGATATTCAAAAACACGTGCCGGCAGGCGCGGAAATTGTCTCGGTAGTCGCCAAGCGTCAGCCGAAACATCAACTAGGGGAATAGCATGGTTTTAAAGAGCGAAATGGAAAAGCGGAACGAAGAGTTGTCCAAGAAAGTTAGGCGGCTCGAAAACAAAGTTAAGAAGCTGAAGTCAAAAATAAAAGAAGCAGATGCCGACGCAGCTACCATGGAAGAGGTTCGTATTCAATCGCATCGACGTTTGTACAAAGAAACGGAGGATCTCAGAAACAAGCTTTTTGAGCGGGAGCAGCAGCTTGACGCACAAGAAACGAAAGGCCCGGTCTTTCAAGTGTGTGATCCTTCGCTTCAATATGTTCACAAGCGCAGGGACTTGGGAGTGGATGTTTATGTCGAGAGACACAACAGCGAGGAGAAATTTTTGTTAACCCGGATTCCGATCTCTTTCGATTACGACGTCTACGAATCAATGTCGTTTGAAGAGCGGGCAGCGATCCTGAACCCTTTGGTTTGTGGTCTAAGAGAGGCTTACAGAAGATCCGACGAGCCAATCGTTCACATCGAAGCGTCGATTAACGAAATGCACTGGACGGAAGAGTAAACATGAGTGATTTTTCTAAATTTTGGATGGACCCGGAAGATCCCCGGCACAAGAAGCTTTATGACAAGATCACGGATATCAGGAAGTGGGCCGTGGACGAGGGCTGTACGGACGAGGAGACATTGCGGTTTTTAATTTTTTTCTCGGCTTACACACTCTTTGCCCACACTGAAGATCCGAAGATGTTGATGACGTCGCTGGATGAATCGTTGTACGTGGCTATGCTGTCGTCGGCCCCGTTCAATGAGAATGTGGAACTAGAAGATTTGGAAGAATTCAAACATTTATTAATTAATCCTTTTTTAGAAGATGAATCGACAATCCATTAAAAGTTTGTTATGTTTTGGGGCAGCTGATAACAGTCCCCTAGCTGTTCATCTCAGTTCCCAACCTGTAATGGGAACCCTTCCTACCGCGCTTTGTCTCACGACTGGCGCGGTTTTTTTGCAGCACATGTATGCGAATATAGGAGACTAATCTTATGCACGAAGGAGAAAAACTGGAACTGGGTCAGCTTAAACAAGAAGTTATTCACGCAATTCAAAAGCCGTACATCCGTTTGGGCGGCTTAGAAGAGTTTCACCACCCTAAAGCGTGGAAAGCGCACGTAAAGAAGATGGTGCGCGAAAGAACTAACCGGATTCAAAGCAGTGTGACCTACGAAATCAGCAATGAAATCTTGGAGTATTTGGAGCCACAAGTTGAAAAAGGTAATCAGCATCAGCTTTATAAAGCTATGCTGAATGCCCGCCCTCGCCACTTCAATCAGTGGATTGAATTTGATTTGGGGCATTTGTACCCGGGGTTCGGGTTAACTGGTTTTCATGTTCGAGAATCCCCCGAAATTGCAATCATAAACGAACAGAATGAACTAATCGGAAAAAAACGGTGTGAGCGTGGAGATGTGTATGTCATAGAACATTATCACGAAGAGGTGTACGGAACCCGTGACGAAACAACCACGCTTTTCCCTGCAAAAACCGCAGTAGCCTTGTATCCAATAAATGTTAAAACCTGCCTTTGGAGTTTGAGCGGGCAATATATTGAGGATAACGCAAGAGGGCAAGTCCAAACCTTTAAGTCACGGTTTTTCCCGTTAATGTTTTTGGGAGACCATGAAGCCACGACCAGCAACGACATATCAGGTCTTCTCGAAAGATGGTCCGGGGGTTTTAATGACTACGTTTGTGACATTCCAGAAAATGTAAACGGGGGGTACGAAATAGTTACGGGCCGGATCAATCAAAACAAATATGCGAGGTTGATAGCCATGATGTCCTTGATGAATTACGACTGGTTCGTGGAGGAGCCGAAGGTTCTTGGAGTACAAGGCAAACGGTTAAAGAAAGAAATAACCCCTCACGACTCGCACGTGCGCGTAAAGCTAACGCTGCCCAAAACCAAGGGCCGTGTAATAATGCCAAAAGAGCCAAAGCGCACGGAGTTTGCTGGAGTACGACAACACGACGTAGCAGGACACTGGCGTCATTATAAGGATGAACACGGATACATTCTTAAAAGCGTGTATATTAAAGAGCATAAACGCGGCGATCCCAGCTTGGGAGTGATTACTAAAGATTATGTTGTTGAAAAGGATGAGACGTAATGTTTAATCAAACAGAATGGAGAATGATTTCTCAGCTATTGGCGGTAAGGAATATTTTAGAAAAACCTAATTTAAATGCGTGGGCCAGAACGTACTGGACCGGGGTTTACGTTAAATTAATGGAAGAAGAATAAAAAGGCTGCGGGTGAGGCCACGTCGCGAGTGGCTATATCGCAGCATCAACCAGACGGGAGATAGTGCCATGGGCTAGAGTTAGTCCCAAGAAAACCCTCCATCCGATCCTTTAGTCAGTGGAGCAGAAGGGGACATAATATCACGAGGGATCGGCACTCTGCAGGTCGCCACTGCGGAGTGTGATATAAGCAACTTTTTAAGAAAGGGACTACGGTCCCTTTTTCTTGCCCTGTCGATAAACAAAGTGATTGGTTTTAGCAAAGAAACGTTTAGATAATTCCAGTTTTTTAGAATTAGAGACGGTTATGTCTACTTCTTCGATCTTCCCGCCTTTTTTTAAAAACTCAGCGACTTGATCTTCTAGCTCTTTGCTTTCTTCTTGTTTCGTTTTTTTCATGGTTACCTCAATTAAAGGTCCGTTTTCGACCACAAGTGGACCGGTCTTGCTCCGAAGGATGAGCTATCCTTTGGTCTAAAGAGGTAAAGCCCGTTTTCGACCCGCAGAGGGCTAAGCTACGCATGAAGGGGTTATTACTCCCCTTGGCCTAAAAAGACAAAGCCTCGGTTAGTAGGTGGCTAACCGAGGCTCTTTCGGCGTTAAACTAGCGAGGTTTCTGCCGATTAGGGGGGAGTTCAGTTTTAGAGAGTTGAACCCCCACATTCTTTCAAGGTTAGGCAACTCCGTCAAGCTTCCTAGCCTCTTGCTTTCTATCTTCTTTCCATTGCTCAAAAATCAGCCGAAGCTGCCCGGAGATAGTCCTCCCTTCCAAGTGAGCAATCTCGCGTACTTGCCGATACACTTCAATCGGCACCAAAATGCTTTTCCATCTTGTTGTATCCATATGCGCTATTATAAGTGGATCTCATACTTTTTAGCAAGAAAAACAACAACTATTTTACTTCCTCTGCCTCGCCCCACGATGGCCCAAGATCGATGTCACATTTATTGGGAACCCTTAAAGTAATGGCGTTTTCCATAAGCTCTTTAATTTTTACCGCGTGGTTCCGGTCTTGTACGCTACAACCTAATTCATCGTGTACCTGCACTAAAGGCGTCTCTCCACTCTCGTACATATCGACCATGGCCTGTTTGGTCATGTCAGCTGCAGAAGCTTGGATCAGACGATTCAACGCTTTGTACGTGTAGGCGCGTTTCAGAGAGGCGGTGGACCCGTACTGGGCCTCTGCTTCCTGTCTGGGCAACGCTTTGCGTAACTCAAACCCTCTTGGCTCCCAAAGCTCAAAACGGCATTTACGGCCTTTCAGGGAGCGCACAGCACCATCCCCGGAAGAGCTTTCAACTTTTAAACTTACGCCGTTCATCAGCTCTTTTACAAAGGGAACTCGGGAGTGGTATTGCTTGGTCAGCTCCTTCGCTTCCTCTGGCTCGATGTCGAGCTGTGCAGCAAGCTTGTTGACGCCCATGCCGTACATCATGCCTAAATTTATTACCTTGGCCTGCTTCCTTGGAATGTTAGCCATCTCTGAAACCATCGTATGAAAGTCCATGTCAGGATCATTGCGATAGCCATCCAGAAATTCATCGACGCCCCGAAGCGACGTGCGCTTCCACTCGCCAAAAACGCTGGCATAGTGAACCAAGATCCGTGGTTCTTGCTGCGAGAAATCTATTGCCGCCCACTGCTCACCCTCCTCCGGGAGAAACAACGAGCGGATCATTGGACCCAGCTCTGGATCTCTAGCCGGGATCTGTTGGAGGTTGGGGTTGTTCATACTGATCCTACCGCTAACGGTGCCCCCGTCATCAGAACGGATCTGATTGACGTGCCCATGGATACGAGCATCCGGTCCTACGTGCTTCATAATCGAAGTAATAAAAGTTCCTTGGACCTTGTTCAGCTCCCGCGCCTTGACGACTAGCTGGGGGAACTCATGCGGATGCTCGGAAAGAAAGGACTTAGTAAAGGACGGCGCACCTTTGTCTGTCTTGGGGTACTGCAGTCCCAGCGTGTCAAATGCTTTAGCCAGTGATGCCGCTGCCCAGATCTCAACATTAAACCCAGCAAGACTTTTCACCCTTTTCAGGGTGTCCTTTTCCCGTTTGAGTAATTCCTGTTTGGTCCGCTCAGCGCGGTCCATGTCCACGCGGATACCGCGCCATGTCATGTCGATCAGGCATGGGGTCAACCGAGTCTCCAGATCAAAGACGGTGGAAAGATCCTCCGCTGCCAGCCGAACTTTAAAAAATTTGTATAGATCCAGTGCCAGCTTAGCGTCCTGTTCTGCATACGATCCAACAAACTGGGCGGGCAACTTCCAAAGTTCAGCCTTCGGATCAACCCCGAAATCTATCGCAGCCTCCGTAAGGGTCCGTTCAGACTTTGCTTCGCCCAGATAATCGAAAGCCAGTGCATTCAGAGAAAAACTAAATCGGTTCTCGTCCAACAGTGAACCCATGATCATGGTGTCTACGATTGGCCCGTTCATCGTGATGCCCATCTGACGTAGCCAACCCGCGTCGTATTGAGCGTTGTGCATAATCTTCGGGCAATCGGTTACGAGCTGCTTTCTCAACCAGTTTGTGACAATGCGCTTATCCAGATTTCCGCCGCCCAGATGAGCAATTGGTAAGTATCCAAACCAGCCCTCGACTGCGACAGCTATGCCGACAACCTCACCGTTCCCGGTGGGCCAGCCCGGGCCTTGGGTTTTAAGATCCGGGTCTCGTGTCTCAAGGTCTATCGCAATTTCTTTAGCGTCAGTCAGGTCAGGAAGAGGGTCAGGTGGAACCCACTCCGAAGGAGGGGTAAACAAAGGGAACTGTAATCTACTTATCGTGTTCATTCTCATACTCCATTAAGATTTCGACGTAGTGCCGGACTTTCTTTAAGTCCTCGATTCCCCCTTTCTCACGCCAGCGCGTGATGTATTTAACGATGTTGCCTTCAATGAAAGGCAGCTCGTTTGCCAGAATGTATTCAATGGGTTGAATTTTCTGATTCTTATAGTGTTCGCCTGCAATTTGTTCTTCTAACGATTTCATAATGGGTAACTCCTGTAAAAGTTCTCGGGGGATACCGTAAATAAATTTTCTCTGGTGCGTGTCACAGCCACGTAAAAAACACGATGCAACGCATCCGGGTTGGTCTCAAGCGTTTGTTCCGCCGCCACAGTCAGGTCTGTAAACAACACGACGTTATCGGCCTCGCCCCCTTTTGCCCCGTGAATCGTGGACAATCGAATGCGAGGAGCTGCATTTAAATCTTCCCCCCGCCGTATCAAGGCGTTGATATACGCCCGGTCTACATCGGGCAGCTTATCCAGTGCTGTCTCCCAGTCCATGTCTAATGTCGCCAGCAAACCAAATTCATTTTTTAAACGCGCAAAGGTAAACATCTCATCGTCATCCGCAAGTATACGCTTATGGCCCCGGGCTACACGCACACCGTTCCCTGTCATGTAGGCATAAAGTGTTTTAACTGACGTCAGATTGATCGGTTCGTTCTTCTGTAGCTTTTGCCACGCATCCAAAGCGGTACGGATTTTTAAAGTTAGACTAGGGTGACCGTCCGCCTCAAAAAAATAACCTTGTTGTTTTAAAAAGTTCCTCACCGGGTTCATAAAGTAACGAGCCTGCGCCAAAACCAGCCACGAGCCTTCCTCAAACGTTAAATTTTCAATCGTCTGCACAGTCTCTAACCGACCCATGTCTTTTCGAGGCAAATAGGTTTTCGGAAACCGCCGGTTTATTCGCTTGGAAATGCGTTCAGCCAACGAGTGGATGTTCCCCGGGATACGATAGCTCTGCTCCAACACCTCAGAGCCGCCCGGTAAATTAATAAAATGCTCGACGTCTGCCCCGGCCCACTCATAAATTGCTTGGTCATCATCGCCCGCGCAGTACATTCTTTCTGATTTGTCATCGATCACGTGAGCTATTTTCCATTGCAACGGAGATAAGTCTTGAGCTTCATCCAGCATGGATATCTTAAACCGAGGACATACGTTAGGTCCCATCTCAGAAAACAACTCCAACATGTCAGTGTAGTCGTACAACCCATGAATATTTTTATACTCTGCAACTGCCCTAGCCACGTAATCCACTTCACGCCACGATTGTTCAATACTGGATTGATTATAAAGCTGCTGAAGCGGCATCATCTTTAACCGCGCTAGTGTAATCAACCGCAACACTTCTGATTCTTTTCTTAATGCACTGGACAAGTTTTCATCAACCTCGTCTTGACGAGCTGCAGAAGACACCAGCTCAAAACCAATGCGGGACTCAATCTCCCTGTAATGCTCTGACTGCATGAGCTGCTCTGATTTCAAACCAGTTAGGTGAAAAGCCAGACTGTGCATTGTCCTGAAATACGGTAGATCAGAACGAGGATCAAGCCCGAACCGCTGACAAGCCCTTTCCTTGGCTTCGTTAGCAGCCTTGCGTGTAAATGCAAAGAAAGCCATTTGTTGAGACGGCACCCCGGCTGACAGAGACTTATCCACAATGTCCAACAACGTTGTGGTTTTGCCCGTCCCCGGGGGACCAAATATCCGCATCAAAACGGAACTTCCTCGTCGTTAGTAAACTGAGGCGTCTTAACCGAGGTTTCGCCCATAGCAAAAGCTGGAATGGACCAGACCCGAATGGTCTTACCCTTAACCCTTAACTGCTTGGCTTCTCCGTTTAAATCTCGCAGCCTCTGAGCCAACTGGTGTGATTTATAAACTTTAAAATTCGCCTTAACCAAATACCCTTCTAAATCTTTTAATCGAAAGTAAGTAATCTCTTCTTCTTCATCTGTCCAAGGCCGTCTAAGAAGAATGTCTTCCTTGTCTTCCCCGCGTTGCATACCCGTAGTAAATTCTTCCAAATGGTCTACAAACTGACCCGTAATGCTAACGTCCTCTGAGACCTCCACAATGGAGCCTTCTGTGTCTGTCATGTCACTGAGCAGCCCGTTAATTCTTTGCTCCCAGACAGCCTTCTGGGCCGTTCTAGGCAGGAAATTTAACTGCTCCACACAAGCCTTCTGAAAAGCCGCCTGATTCATCAAATCATCGGTTGCCAGCTCCAGCGGCTGACCGTTCACATCCAGAAACCAAACTGGTGGAACCGAGTTGTACTTACGAAGGTTAGCGATCTGAATGCCGCTCACTGCAGCATCAATTCCAAACTTACGTGTTCGACACAACTCCGGGTTACAGTACGCATTGATAGGCGCATCTTTGCATTTGTAAGCGTAATCTTTCTTCTGGAGCTGCTTTGCTACGATGTTTACTTCGTTTAGTGGCAGCGGCGGATCAACGTACTGCATGTTATAGTTAAGGATCTCCCCTTCCCATGAATCCGGGTACGCTTTGCGTAAATAAACCCCCAGATTGAACAAACCGTTGTTCCGTGCGCCCTCCCCTATCTTTTCGCGACAAAGAATCTGTAGACAAGGTGGCCCGTCAGGCACGGGCAATGTCTCGTCTTCATCAACTGTCAAAGCCAGCATCTGCTCATGCGTTTGCACGTGCGTATCTACCAACTCAAAAAACTCATCTAACGTAGCTGCAGTCGCATCGTCATTGAATGCGTACCGCAAACCGCCTTCTGCATCGTAGTACGGGGTGTTTAAAAAGTTACCCACATCGCCACGATCTAGGTTCAATGTAATCTGTTTCGGAAATATCTCGCTGCCGCCATAACCTAGCGCAGCGCACAAGTGGGTCAAAACCTCTTGCATGTCCTTGGCAGGCACCCAATCGTCGGTAAACAAAAAGACGTGTGCGCCTCCAGACTTGGAGCGGCAAACCACTAAGGGCAGTTTAAGCTGCCGAATTTTATTAATTAATGCTTTGTGATCAAAGTTGTATTGGTCTATGTCTATGCAACCCCATTTGCAAGAGTTGTCTTCGTTGATCGGTATGATGCCAATGCTCTGGCCCTCACCAGAAAGATGACCTTGCCACAATTCCGCAGTCCGGGGTTTCTTAACTACCGTCGCTTTGCCGGTAGACTTCCCGTTGTTCTGTTTTCTTTCAACTTGGTAAGTGCCGTATGCCTGCTCTAACCCGTCGAAAATCCCTGAAAATCGTATATAATCCATAACGCCTCGCTGACAAACGCGGTGATCGGGAGAGCTACCGACCCTCCCGTAACGACTTCACCGGAGCCGTTTGGCTCCTTAGAAAGGAGCGTCATCCTCGTCATCCGCCCCGTCTTGGACGTGTTTAACTACTACATCCCCGGCGGAGATGGACTCAGAGAAAGCCTTTGCTGCACGGTAGATACCGGCGTCACCAACCTCGCTTTCGCGGGTGATGTCCCAGCCGTGCCACGAACCCTTGTCATTCTTCTCTTGAAGCGTCTTCAAGTTATAAACAAAAGAGAATCGAGGTGGTTGAAACGCCACGCCGTCCTTGTTGTGCATCATCTGTGACGCAACCATGGAGTTCCAACGCCTGCTCTTCTTGAGCTGGGTGGACTTCATGGGTATCAGAGCCGTGTTGTACGTGCCGTCAGGCTCGATAATGACCACGTAGTGCTGATGCGTTTCCTCAATGTAGGAACCGTCTCCGCCCTTCACATAGTCTTTGTTATCGTCTGGGTTTCGCTCGGTCTCCGGGCGGTCATCAGACGGGCTGTACATATTGATCGGCGCACCTGACCCTTGGCCGCGTGGTGACCACTCAATAAACCGGCGTTGATACGCACAAGGAATTACCTGTACGCCTTCTTTGCCGGGATAAACAGCTCCCGTTACTGTGTTGTAAATGTCCCCGGCCTTGGCATCGATTTCACCAGACTGTAGCCCCGGGTCCATCGCAGACAAAACTTTAAGAAATGGTAGTGCCAAATCTTCTTGGTCCATTTGCATTCCAGCACCAGCGTCCGCCTCAAACATGGACACGTCCATTTCAGCTACCGCTGTCTTTGCTTTCTCTGCAATTTCTTTTTTATCATCGCTCATTTAGTTCCCCTTAATTGTGGCCCGTTGGCCTGTCCATACTCCGAAAAGATCAGCGTCGATCTCCTCTCCCTTTTCCAACCGCTCTTTCACCCACGCCAACAGCGTCTGTGCATGAACGGAAGTCTTCTGTGCAGGCTCGTACCCTTGCTGCTTTGCTTCTGCAAGAAAGGCGTTCGCCTCGTTGTCCTCACCTTTCCCAAAATCGACTGACACGGTGTTCTTGATTATGTCGCCATGCCCATGCGCTCGTAACCAGTCAAAAGCTTCTTGCTGGTTATCTTTCTTTATGTGTGCGCCGTAGGTATTTTTGACAGAAACCTCTGCACCGTTCGCCAAACGAAAGCTAGACAGATTCATTTCCGCCATCGCAGATGGTAGATCTTCATCGGTTAGTTTTAGTAAAGCTTCTTTTTCGCTTTTGAGGTTTGTTTCCAACGTCTTTATAGCTTGTTGTTTTTGTTGGACTCTTTCGGCAATCGAGCTGACATCTTGTAGCTCTGCATTGTCAGGTAAGTCAGAAGGGGTGAAGGAATCACTCTCCATTTCTGATAGTAAATCACTCACTAAGTTTCTCCTTGTTCGTGGTTCGTGTTTAAGTGACTGTTTGGGTCACTAGCTTTGGATATAATAATCTTATATAATCGCAGATGTCAAGCGAGGATATGTAAATGGAATATAAATTTAAAACAAAGCCGTACAAACACCAGCAGGAGGTTTTTGATGCCTCTTGGAAAAAAGAAAATTACGCTCTGTTTCTCGAAATGGGCACCGGAAAAACGAAAGTAACGATAGACTCAATCGGAGCCTTGTTCAAGGAAAATTTGTTGAATGCCGTGTTAGTTGTTGCGCCGAAAGGCGTGTACGGCAACTGGTTGTCCAAGGAGATCCCGGCACATCTACCTGACGATATAGAACGCGAAGTGGTTTTGTGGCAACCCAACCTGACTAAGAAGTTTAAGGAAGAGCTGCGGAGCGTGGCGTATGGAGGAAACGAAGATGTACTTCGTATTTTGATAATGAACATAGAAGCCTTGTCTACGCCCAAAGGTTCTCAGGTAGCAGAAAAGTTTTTAAAGATCAATCCAAACAGCATGTGCGTCGTAGATGAAAGCACTACAATAAAGAACAGGAAGGCCGCTCGAACTAAAAACATAATTAAAGCGGCAAAACATGCTCGGTATCGACGTATTCTTACAGGAAGCCCGATCACCAGAAATCCAATGGACTTGTACTCTCAATGTGAGTTTTTAGGCGACAACCTGTTGGGTTATACCTCTTATTACGCTTTTCAAGGTCGTTACGCGGTCATTCAAACAAGAACAATGGGTAACCGTAGCTTTCAACACATCGTCGGTTACAGGCGATTAGGGGAGCTTCACGAAAAACTAGAAAAGTTTTCACATCGGGTTTTGAAAGAAGATTGTCTGGATTTACCGGATAAAATTTACAGTAGTCGAGCGGTTCCCCTTTCTGGGCAACAGAAAGAAGCGTACCAACAGATGTCAGAGTACGCTGTGGCGTTGTTGAACAAAGGAGAACTGTCCACAACGGCAAACGTCTTAACCCAGATAATGCGACTACAAGAGATTTGTTGTGGGCATCTACGAACGGACGATGGCGAAATACAGGCTCTGTCACACAACCGACTGCACGAGCTGCATAACACAATAGATGAAATGAACGGGAAGGTTATTATCTGGGCTTCCTTTGTGTATGACATCAAAGCAATAGAGCAGTCTCTGGCTGAGGCGTATGGCCCTCGTTCCGTGGTTACTTTTTATGGCGAAACGTCACAGGATGACCGAGACGAGATAGTTAGCTTATTTCAGGAGCCGGACAGTGAGCTGCGGTTTTTTGTTGCTAACCCGCGTACAGGAGGCTATGGCCTAACACTGACAGCGGCGACTAACGTAATTTATTACAACAACAGCTATGACCTAGAGATCAGGTTGCAATCCGAGGACCGGGCACACCGCATTGGGCAAAACGATCATGTGCTGTACGTGGATCTAGTCAGTCCCGGTACGGTAGATGAAAAGATACTAAAAGCTTTGAAGAATAAAATTAGTATTGCTGGTCAGGTCTTAGGGGAAGACACCAAGAACTGGTTGATTTAAGGCATCAAGCTCCCAATACCGCCCTGTTGTCGAATAACATCAGAAGCCGTATCAAACGGAAACATTTGAGCATACTGCTGCCGTTGACTAGCCATTTGAGGTCCGGGAGGCGGGGGCGGAGGTGTAGCTTGCATTCCTTGTGGGATACTTAACTCAGCCATTGGTGCAGGAGCCTCGGGTACGGGTATAGGAGGAGCCACTCGTCGTTGTTCTTCAAAGCGTCGATCTGTTTGCGCCCCCAAATTATCGTCAGCTAGTCGGCTGGGTGCGGCAAACAACAAACCTTTTGCGCCTAGTAAGGTATTGGCTACATAGTCATAAACTCGCTCAAGTCCTTGGCGTGTTGTTGCTCGATCTGCTCCACGTCTTAAATATTCAGCTAAAGCAGAGGCTCTGCCGGGAGAAGACACGTCCACTAAAATATCTTGAAGAGCTGCTTGTGGAAAGTTAACAAAAACATTTCTACTTAACTGCGCTGCGGCCCCTGTTTCTTGTATGGAAGGAACGACTCCAGAAGCCGCGCTAAGTTGAGACATGCCCCTTGCTCCAGCATACCGAACAAAGAAATCTTTCATGGCACTGGTTTCTTTCAGGTTGATGAAATCATCTATTCCTGCGTCAAGAGAAATTTGTAAATTTTTACCGCGTTGAAGAAAATCTTGTAGTTCTTCTATTTGTTCTTTTGGTAAAGCACCTTGCTTTTCTAAAACGCTCATAATTGAAGGGGATCTTCTACCAAACTTTGTCATAGAAGAAACGGAGCCGGTCTCAAACAAAACGTCATACATCTTATTAAAATCAATGCCGATTTTGTTTCGTGAACGTTGTTCTGCGTACTCCACCACAGAAGCAAACAGACCTCTTTGTATTTCAGGAAGAAGCTCTGCGGGCGCATATTCTTTAATTTCGTTAGCTAATCTAGTTAAAGCTGCCACGGGATCTTCTTGACTAAGAATATCGCCTATAACCACGCTGGCATTTTCTAACCTAGGCCGTTCACCATCTTTAGGTAAACCACGTCGTCTGTGTAAAAAGTTAGCTAAACCAACTTGCGCCATACTATTTTTGTAATGTTCCGTGCCTTCAGCTAAAGCAGTTTGTAACGCAACGTTAGCAGTATCTAATTCGTTTAAGTCGTTCTTTAAAGATTCCATTCCGGGAAGTTTTAACACCCCGTCATATTTTCTTTTAAAAGATTTTAAACCACTGTCTGAAATAACAGGAACTTCAGCTGTTGTTCCGTCAGCCAAAACCCGAGTTTCCATGGTAGTAAACTCAAGCATTTTATTTCGTAAAAACGCATCCATGTGGCCATTAAGAGAATGAACCCGGTTATCCATATCTCCGTATACAAAACGCATAGCTTCTTGCAACTCCCGGGCTTGCCTAGCTACCTTGCTTGAATTTCCTGTAAAAACTCTATCTAAAGCTTCCTCAAAAGGAATTACTTGAGCTAAATCTCGATCCATGCGAGTCATATCACCCGCAATGGTTTGCCTAAACGCTTTGTTCATGGCGCGTGTATATTGATAAGCGTCTTTCAATATCTTTTGATCGGGCGTTAATTCCAGTCCTGCAATCAGTTCCTCAATGTCAATGTCAATATCACCGTACTCATCGACATATCGTTGCAAAGCTACTTCTTCGGGAATTTCCCCTACTATTCGATTAAGAAGAACAATGTCTGCACCCCTCGTCATTTCACTAAATAAGGCGGGATCAAAAGGTTCTACTCCAGCTTTCGCTTGTCGGTAAAAAGCTCCCGCTCTATTTTTAAATTTAATTACTTCCCCTAATTCGATTTGACCTAACCCTTCTTCTATTAGCTTCGCTTTTTGGTCCCGCAAACCGTCAAGAACATTATTCAACCCGCTTATTTGACCGAGTCGTATGCTCGGATCTTGTTCTAGACGCCGTATTTCGGAATCAATTCGATCCAGTTGTTTAATGTCACTAAGTCCCATGTCTTCTAAAGCAGCCATTAAAACAGCGGGAAGTTTTTCTCCTTTTAATAAGTATTTTTCTTTAGCTAGTAAATAAGCATTAAGTAAAGGCTTTGCGTCTACCATGGTTAGTTTATTTACCGCATCGTACTTTTGCCTAGAAATTGCCTTAGCCGCGTCATGCGCTTCTGTAATAGCATCTTTAACTAAAGCGGATTGATCCATTGCTATTTCCGTGCTGGGTTTACCTGTTCTAACATTAGGAAGTTTGTCGGCTGCACCAACAGCTTGAGCCAGTTTACCTTCAATCAAAGCAGTAAATTGAGCATCCAAAGCGTTTTCTTTAAGTTGTCCAGCGTACTGCAACAACTCCGGGTTTCCTGTTTGTTCTAAAGTTAAAATTAGCCTAGTAAGTCGTTGCGCTCCTTGTAAAGCAGCTTGTTGTTGTGCGGAATCTAGGTATTTATTTTGCTCTGCCAACGTTCTTTCAGCTAACAACACAATTGGATTGTTGCTTAACTGACCTGCTGTTAACATTTCAGCCCCTTCCGGGTCTGCTTGTATAGCCGCCTCTAACTCTTCAGCAAACTTTCTGGGGTCTCCTCCGGCATCTTCAAAAGCTTGCGCTAAGTAAGCAGCAGCTTTTTCTTGTCTTCTGGTTTGAATAGCTTGTCTTAAACCAAAGCCTTCTGTAGCAGCTTTAAAAAAACCGCCTTCTTCTCTTACAGACTCAAGCGCAGCTTTACCAGCTCCGGTAGCCGTGCTAACGCCTCCGGCTACTATTTTTGTTGGAGTGGGAATAAGAGAGGAAGCTACGCCTCCAGAAATAATAATCTCTTCCCTCCCGGGGTACATGTACTCTAAAACACCCTCTGTCATAGCCGGAATAACAGTGGCTAGAAGATCTGCTGTTGCATAAGTACCAATGCCTGTTTCCCGCGCTCCGCGACCTAAACCTTCCAGCAATTTTTCTGAAGTTCGTGCTGCTTTTAACTTAAAAGGTTCTTTTTCTAACGTTTTTCTTTCTTTTCGAGAAAGACCTTCAAAGCCTCTTTCTTTGTTCAAGATTTTATTTCGGCGTTCCTGATGCGCTTGTAACATGCGCCGTGAGCCAAGATTCACTTCATCTGGAATACTTTTTACTATTTGTTTTCCCGGCAATATCCAAGCCAAAGCCGATCCCAAAGTGTCGCCTACTCGGGCTGCAGATCGTTCAGAGGGCAGTAACTGACGCTCCGAAAACAAAAAGTCTTCAACCAAATCTCCGTCGCCAAATAAACCAACTGCTGTTCCTGCGGCGGTTCCTGCGGCTAGTTTAGCCATGGGACCACCGGGAGTTACGGTAGCCGCTCCCGCAAAAGCTGCAGCTCCCGGAGCTTCTCGGGCCACCGCTCGACCAAAACCTTCGCCAAAACTTTGCAACAAATCAGGCCGTAAATCGTCTGTTTCACGACCTATTAATCGAGCTATGATCATTTCATCTGTGAACTGAGCTTTACGTGCGCCTTCGTAATTAAAGTCTGCTTTTTCAGAAAGTTTTTCTGCAATACTTTTAAGAGCTTGCGGTTCTTCTAAACCTTTGTCTCGCAAATATTCGTAAGCTTCCCCTAAATTAAAATCAATAGGGTCTTTGGCTGCTCCCCGGGCGCGTTCTAGCTCTTGTCGCTCTTCTTCTGTTAAAGAAGCTATTTGCGAAGCTTTACTAAATGGAAATCCAATAGGCATTAGTTAAAAAATTGATCCAAATCTTCTTTAAATTCTTGGCTCGGAGCCAGCTTGTTTTCATACGCTCGAATAATGTTGTCATACTCTGACCGAATACCCTTCATATGAGCTAGGTCTATATTAGCTTTGGTTTCTTCTTTACGGCTAAGGTTAGCTGTTTTAATGCTTAACTCTTGTTGCCGTATGCCAAAGTCAACAACTCGTCGGGCTGTTTTAAAATACTCTAAAGCAGGACGATCTTCTAAGAACAATTCTCCGCCGGGAACCTGCAACTCTTTAACCATGGTCTGTAATTGCACGTTATCTTTTCCGGGTATGGACCCTAACATAGCAACTGTAGCTAGTGTGGCTAAAGCATTTACTTGGGAAACGGCTTGGTTAACTTGAGGCGTGTATTCAAAATCGGAACCCGTTACAAGGTTTTGAATACCTTCACCTAGCTTAGCTACTCGTCTTAAAACACCAGACCGCGTACCGGTTGCTTGGGTGATGTCCGAAGTGTCCCCCGTAATTATAGGATCGTATTGGAAGTATTCTTCCAAGGGAACACGTTTGGTTGGTCCCGGAAGCATGGTCCCTGAAAGAGGTTCTAAATACTCTGGGGCTTCTACTTCACCACCAACCTGAAATTGACGGTCTAATAATTCCATAAACCCTAATGGAACGGCTACCCCAGCCTCTTGTCGTTGACGAACCGCTGCAGCTAAGTCTGAAGGAATTAACGGAAGTACGGACTCTTTAGTAACGGGATCTGTTCGAGGATTTAAAAACTGACCTATAGCCATGTCCATCCCTTTAACATATTTTCCTTCCCCGTAAGCTTGTATGTTACGTGGGTCAACAAGAATACTTAACAGATCGCCAGAGCTTTCTATTGGACGGTCACCCATGCTTTGATACAAGCCCATCATATCCATAAATTGCTTGCTCTTAGCCATCTCAGAACGCAACATCATTTCTTGTTGTTGCAGGTGCGTAGCTGCCCGTACTTTAAAGGGTTCAAGATTAATGTTCATATTAAGCATTTGGTTCTCAAGTTCTCTTCTACGTTGATTGAGGTTTTGTAAAACTTGAGCTTGATCTTCCGGGACGCCCGCTGGACGGAAGAAGCTGGCCCACCAGCTATCACTAGTCAAAGTTTCTGGTCCTAACGCTTGCTTGTACGCAAACTCTTCTGCAGCTAAATCTAGATAGTCTTCTTTAAGTTCTAAAGAAGCGTCAAATTGATCTGCGCTTAACTCTCGATCTAACCCTTTTTCTAAAGATAAAAATCTTTGTTGATCGTCTTGCATAAGCTTTTTAAAGTCTTGTGCGTTTTCTTGAAGACCTAAGTTCACTCGACCTTGCAACTCAATCAAGCCGCCTCGCCTACCAAATTGATCCGCCTGCATTGTCATGGCGTTGTCGTGAAGCTGGCCTATCTCAGCAAGACGAATATCATGCGCTAAATTCATTTGACCACGTCGAATAAAGTTTAATTGGTCATTAATTTTTTTGGCTTCATTAAAATCTTGGGTAGATAAAGCACTTTGTAAATCTGCATTGAGTCGAGCAAGGTCTCGGGTATATTGATTTCGTTTGTCCATCGCCTCGCTTTCAAACGCTTGACGATCATCTTGCATAGCTAAATTAAACGCTTGAGAACCTTCTCGTTCAGAAGTAACAAACAATTGAGTTCTTTTCATTCTTTCCAAAGCCGCGTCAATATCGCGTTCTTGGGCACCTGACTGCGTCACAGCTCCAAAAATAGCTTGTCTTTCTTGGGATAACTCTTCTTTTTGCCGTCGTTCTTCTGCTTCTGCTGATTGCATGGCAGCTAACCTAAGCGCACGTTCACCTTTTCTTTGGTCAGAAAGACGTTCCGATTGTCGTTGAGCAAGAGGAGTTAATGCAGAACCCACTTGAGACAAAAAAGGACGTCCTGCAATATTTTGTCCAGTGGATGGGTCAATTCCAGAAGCCAAGGCAAAACCGGCTTGCGCCAAATCAAAACCTCTTTGTCTTTCATCGTCATCATCGCCGTAAATTTCTTTATACAAAGCTAAACGTTCTGGGTACAAAGCGTCTAAGGTTTGAGGATCTAACTCACCCTCTATTGCTTTAAACATCCCGGGACTCATTTCATACAAACGTTCCAGCCCTGTTCCAGCCATTTTGTTAACGCCCATACCGTTTGCGAATTTCTGGACTGCTCCGCCGGCTGCGAACTTTTTTATAACGGGGCCTCCCGCTGCCATCATTTCCTGTGGCATTGGAGGCATTGGTTCAGGCTGACCTTGCATTAATAACTCGCCCACGCCCTGACCTACAGGCGTAGGTTGGCCTTCAGGACCCATCATGGCAACGTCATCAGAAAGAGCCTGCATTAGTTGGCCTATGCCACTATCCATGGCTCCTTCTTCGGTTAACATAATAGTTGGTTGTACCATGGCAACCACAGAATCTGGGGTACGGAAAGCGTCTTCATCGCCCACAAAACCAGCCAGTTCCATGCGTCTTTCCTGCATAGGAGCTTGATTGCCCCTCATAGCATTAATAACTTCCTCAAAACTTTGCGCGGCATCTATGCCTTCCATGGTCCCTGCTAAGTATTCTAAGCCTGCTTGTTCGCCGCCCATGGCAGCTTGTTCTTCCACCGCATTTATTTGGCCTTCCATTTCAGGGGGAATCGGGGCTGGTGTTGGAGCCATTTCAGGAACTGGGCCTCCGGCTTGTCTTTCAATTACTCCACGGCCCATCAAAATGTCTTTTTGTGTGACCTGACCGTCACCACTTAAATCAGGAAACTTACTTACGTTTCCTCCAGCAGCAAACATAGATCTATTCAATACCGTCATACTGGCGATCCTCCAAACATGCCTGCTCGGCCTAAGCCCATAATTCCCATTCCTAGTCCGGCAACCTGTTGAGCAAAACCGGGACTAGGTTGTTGCGAAGATTGCATCATGCCTTGAGAGCTAGGCAACGCCTTGGTTAAATCAGCCAAGAACCCTATCTGTTGGAACGGATTCTGGTAAGCCGCTTGTTCTGCCGCAAACTGATTGTTAAGTACGTTTTGAGCTTGCTGTTGAGTCATGCCTCCGTAACCTAACAAGGCTTGAATATCTGCTGCTCTCATGGCCTGTGCTTGGCCGCCAAGACCTGCTTCGGCTTGTCCCAGTCGTCCCAGCCCAAGTCCTAATTGACCCGTGGCGGACGCTAAGCTGCCTATGCCTTGTGCAGCCTGACCTCTGGCTTGTGCCAGTCTAGCCATTTGATCCACGTCGCGTTGCCCCAGCTGCCCGTACTGAAGACCTAGTTGACCGCCTCGCATAGCCATGTCAGCCAAAGACTGTTGACCGGCAAGACCCATCTGACCACCTAGTTGAGCTAATTGACCTCTTAGTTGTGCGCCTCGTTGCTGTCTTTGTTGACTTTGTTCAAAAGCCTGCTGAGCTTGTTGTGCAGCTTGTTGGTAACCTTGAGTTCTTAGTTGTGCCCCGGTCCGTGCTTGCTGCTGCAATACGTTACGACCAATTTCAGCTTCTTGTATGCCACTTCTGGACCCACCGAAAGCTCCTGAACGCACCCCCTGTGCCCGGGCACCCATTTTTTGTTGCTCTCCCAAACGAGCTAGTTCCGCTTGCTCGGCGTCAATAACCTGCTGGGTGTAGGGGTTCATAAAGTTTTGGATAGTATTTGGGTCAAACTGACCTCCGGTTCCACCCAAACTTTGCGCGGCACCGTAAATATTCTGTTGCGTAGCTCCCATAATCCCGGGGATTCCAGCCGCTGCTCGGTTTAAACCGCGTAAAGCTTCGCTACGAGTTTGATAAGGAAGCCCTCTGGTTCTGTCAGCTAATGCGCCTGCACGTTGTAAACCAGCAATAGACGCGCCTTGTTGAGCTAGTGCTTCGGTCATGGCTGGCATCGCGCCACTACCTATGGCTGATTTAGCCGCTTGCAAAGAGCCTAGCGCACCCTGCAAATAAGGTTCATATCCTCCAATACCAGCACGAAGCATATCTCCAGCTGCCATTGTTTCACTAGAAAGCCCTGCAATGCCCCGGGTAGGGGGTAATATCCCGGCTTCTTGTAGTTTTTTAACGTAATCAAGACCAGATTGGTATACCCCGGTCTTATACGCTTCTATTTCAGGAGCTTCGCGGACTATCTGACTAGTGGTTGTAGTTTCCGTCATTACGCGACCCTCTCAAAATTTCGCATCAGGTTATACATGGTGTTCATACCAGCCTCTCGGCTTCCATTTCCTGCACCTCGTACAGCTTCAGCTGTCATTACAAACTCACCATCGGAAAGCATAGCTGGCACGTCGTCCGAGGTCTCTGTCCCGGGACCATAAATAGCCCCTATCTTTGGAGGAAAGTCCATGGAGTCTATACTACCGCCCATGGCCCTGCCGTAAGTAGGCAAGTTAAAATCAACGGTGTACTGGCCCGGGTTATCTCTCATTAAATCAAACCCAGTTTGACCAAATGGCCCGCCGGACAGGTCTACCTCAATTTCATCTGGTTCGTTAATTTTTCCAATAAGCATTCCAGCTCCCATAAGAGGGGCATAACGCCTTAACATGCCGGGAGCAAGTTCTGATGCTTTAGCTCGTACTATACTTAACTGATCTGAAGTCAAAGCCTCTAAAGGCTTACCGTAAATAGACTCGGCTACTTGAGTAAGACTCGGCGTTTGAGGAAGGAACGCTTGTCTCAAACTAGATAAGATCCCTTTGTCGTCTCCGGGGGTAAACGCATCACGAATACTTTCCCCAAACCCTCTAGTATCTATGTCAGTTACGCCGCCTGTGGCAGCAGCGGAAGGTTCTCCCGTAGTAAAAGTTTTAAGACCAGTTGGATCTTGTGGTGAAGGCACCGTAAAAGTTTTAAGACCAGTCGGATCTTGTTGTGGAGGCACCGTAAAAGTTTTAAGACCAGTCGGATCTTGCGAAGCAGAAGGTTGTACGGTTGGAGCTTGGTCTGCTAAAACAGAAGGCTGCCCTCTGGGGCGAGCTTTAATTGAATCGAGGTCCGCTTGAGTTACTTGCGTCATTCCTTTTGGTAATGGCTCAAAAAACGTTTCGACTCTGGGTGCTTGGACAGTGTACTGGACGGTGCCATCAGGACCTACATAAGGTTCGCCTACGAATTCACCCCCTACACTTACATCGCGTGGTGGCCCAAAAACATTTTGTTCTGTCGGTTTAAACGGTACGTCAGCTCCCGGCACTTGCAGATCAGGCGTTACGCTTGTGTCAATTTCAGGGGTAAGTTTACCCAGCCTAGTGGCTTCTGCTTGTTCTGCGGCCAAAGCGCGGTCTGCAGCTCGGTCTGCTATACGTCCTCTTGCTCCACTGGGCAATCCTTCAACAAGACCTTCTCTAAATCCAGCACCAAAGCCCTCTCCTGAACGGGCACCACTAATTCCGCCTTGAATACCTTTAAACAACCCTGCTGCCGCTCCGCCTAATGCAGCGGATTTAAGGGCGTCACCAAAGCTACCGCCTTGACTCAAAGTAATAATACCACTACCTAGTGCTGCCGAACCGATTAGACCAAGCGTTCCTCCACTAATTGCATTTAAAACTACTGGTAAAACAACATGAACTACCTTTTTAAATACTTTTTTAATCCCTCGAAACATTTTCTTCAAAAAGAACTCAGGCTGACCTGTGACGGGATTAATAGAGTTTAGTTCGTTACCGACAACATAGCGTTCCGGGTCAATACCCATCATACGCATCTGTTCAAAAAGATTTTCTTTTAGCTTGGGGTTTTTCTCAAAGACAGCCATGGGAACCACAGTCTCGCCCTCTGCTGCGTGGACCATGTACTCATCTTCGTGGCGACCATACTCAGCCAGCTTGTCCGCTACTTTTTTAACCTCGGCAATGCCGCTACGAGGAATGTCCTCGTCATCAGCCCAAGAGCCACTAGTAGCAGTCAAAAAGTTAGCAATCCCGCCCGGAGGTATCTCCAAAGGGGGTTGGTCTAGTAATTGATCATAATCAAGAGCAGCTTCGGCCATAACTATACTTCTTGACTTATAAAGTTAAACATCATAGCACTCATACTACGTTATCTCCACGGTAATGTTGCCACTTGCAATCACTTGAACAGTGCCCAAAGTACCTGTTGCGCTTAGTCCTGCGGTCTCGGGAGTAGAAATATTCTCCCATCTGTTACCTAACCAGACTTGAAGGACGTTTTCCGTCAAATTCCATATAACGTCCCCAGTTTCAAACAAGTTTTCGTCGCGGTCTGCAGCTAAAAAAGACGGGGTTTCATTAGGATCAAACCTGTTTAGGCTAAGTTCCAAGGAACGTATGGCACGGTTATACGTGTCTGGAAGCACTTGATCTCCCAGTTCTAACGGTAAAACGCCTTGCAGAAGCCTAGCCACTAACGACGACCATTTGGACGGATGTCCAGTCGAGTGCCGCCAACCCTGAACCCAACACCCAGTTGTGTTGCTGTAGAAGCATCGTCATCAGACTCAAAACGAAGAACAGCCTGACGAGCGCGGGCGCGTAAATCAATCTTGGAAGTAGACGCCGTAAACGCGCTGGTACTTTGCGTCGTCAAGGAATCCCCGGGGTAATTACGGGTTTTAAGAACGGTGTTGATTTGTTGACCACTAGCAGCAGTGCCTGTGAACTTAACATCCGGGATCATGCGGCGAATAAACTGGAGGTCCTCCCCTTCGCCAATGTCAAAATCGCCAGATTCAACAAACACGTTGGTCATTGGGGAACCGTCAGCATCATTTCCTGTTTCTTGGTTATATATGTAATGCGTTCCACTAACTGACCCGGCTGCACGGGGGTTGTTTTCAATGCCTTCATCAAGCCACGCGGTTCGTGCAAGCTGGCCGATAGCCCATACACCGTCAGAGTAATTAAAAGTAACGTACCGGTCTGGTAAGTCAGAGCTGCTAGAATTATAAAACCAGCCTACTTCATTAAACTGCCTGTTTAAAAACGCAAAAAACTGGAAGTTTTGGGACTCATTAATATCGTCAAATACATAACTGTGTACCAAGCAAGGGACGTTTTTAACCGCGCCGTTGTACACATAGAAACCTTTTCGATCCATCCAGAAAACACCCGCCGGGGAGTTAATAGCAGCTCCCGGCGCAATCAATCCTACTCCTTCGTTAATTAGCGTAACGCCAAAAGTATAAGGAGGACCAATAAACTGAAGGCTGTACAAAGCCGTGTCTGTCCAAATTAAAGTTTCTTGTCTTGCTCGTAGACCACCTATGATCTGAGAACCAGAAGATAATCGTAAAGATCCCGCTGTGTTTGTGCTTTTTGGCTCCCATTCCAATATGTTTTCTTGATCGCACCAAGCAATTAGTAATGGATCGATCACGTTGGTTCTACTGGGCAGTTCAAGGGGGTCCGCCCCTAAAACAAGAACATGGCGATCTACCGCTGAAACAAGCACTTGAAGCCCTAATGTAGGAGGTACGTTAGCCCCAGACAAATCTTCTAACGCTTTAGCTCTGACCGCTGTAGTGTCGGAGTTATCCCAATAAAAAATACCGCCAGCTCTTACACAAGAAACCATGTCTTCGCCAAAATTATCAATTGACCACAGGCGTAGCTGGCTAGACGCACTTAATGCGCTAACTGATCCAAACGTGCCGCTGCCCCAAGTGCCAGAACCCCAACCAGAACCAGACACAAACGTATCTAGTCCAATGTTAATTTGATAAGCTCCAACTACGCTGCTGCCCCCATTGCCGCTATCACTAGCGTTAGCGGTTACGGTAGCCCCAGAGGTGTCTTTTGCAGTAAACGTGTAGGCGTTAGCACTGGTTACAGTAGCTATTTCATACTCTTGGTCAAGCACCGCAGCGGTCACATTACCACCTAAACTTGCAGATCCGCTAAAGGTTACAAAATCCCCTGCTACTGCCCCGTGGTTCGTGTCTGTTGCTGTAATAGTAGAAGAACCATTACTGGCTGAAAAAGTAACATCTCCCGCGCTAGTGGTTAAACGAAGCGGGGTTACATCATTAAATTCGTCGCCTTGTTGGATATAAAGTTTTAGGCGGGTGCCTATGCCTAAGTATTTTGTGCCCTGCAGATTAACCCACGCATGAAGTTTGCGCCCGGTTCCTAGATAAGTGTTAAGGGTGTTTTTAGCCCAGCCACCTATTTTTTCTGGAAAACCTTTTCGGAATCGAACTAAATTACCGTCAAACCAACCGCCTTCAGCTGTGTAAGCAGTTCCTTCTTTGTTAATTCCCGGATTGAATAATAGTTTTTGTAGTGCCATAACTCACAATCATAAAAACTTTGCTGCAACTATGGTTGCAACCATGAATGGATACACTCCCCAAATCATCATTTCTAGTTTTTTAAATTTTTCTGAGCCTTCTTCTAAACGTTCTTCAATGCGTTCGTATCGCAAGGCACATTCTCTTTGATGAGTTTTTAGCTCATTTAAAGTTTGTTGTGACGCTGGTTCTTTGGTTTTAACTTGAGATTTTTTTGAAGCCATTAATCAGACCTTTTGACAAACTTAATAGGATTAGTTGTAGCCCCTTCTTTTGCCTTACCAATGTTTAACGCTGCGATCTCAACGATCTTATATAGACGTCCAATCAACGCATCATCTTTAGGCGTAGGAGTAAGGCTGCATATGATCGATGCTGCACACACAATACCCGTTACTACAGATATTATATTAAGAACAAAATCCATTACTGTTGCTCCGCATTAGCTGCTTCTAGCTGCTGTGAATACCAGTTAAACGCCGCTACATAAGTATCTAGTTGCTTTTGGTTCGCATTAATTACGTTAGTAATCTGCCCAATCTCTTCTCGAAGCTCATCCATACGAGCAGTTAACATTTCAGGATTAACAGGTAGTTGAGCAACCTCTGCTTCTTCTACAACCTCTGCATCTACAACTTCTTCAGTGCCTTGTTCCGTCATCTTCTACCTTCCAAACATTTAAATTTGCAGCGACTGTGCGCCGTTCTCCTTCACCCTCAAAAGGGTAAACCATATGTGTCAACCAGCTAGGAAACATTAAAAACTTTCCGACTTCTGGCTTGATTACAAAACTTTGCGGAGGAGCTAACCGCTCTACATCCAATAAACTGTTTCGGCCATAACTAAATGCTAGGCAACCATCTGCATTGCCAGAGGAGTTATATAAGCTGTACTCAGAGCTTCCCGCCGTAGGTAAGTCTAAGATCTGTTGTGGTACTTTTGTCCATGTTGTGCAGGAGACTCCCATAATAGTTTTAGTACCATGATCGTGTATGGGATTATAATCCCCAGCATAAGAATGCACAGACCAAAGCTCATCAGTTAATACCTCTCTTTTACCTTTTAGTGGATTACCAGACTGAGCGCAGAACTGCTTGACATAATCCATTGCCAAACCCTGAATCGTCCAATTAAAGTCCTTTAACTCTTCACATTCGTGATCCATCGTAAGCTGTTGACCGTGAGCTATCTGCCCTACCAGCGTACCCGCATGACTCTTACGCTTTTCATCAAACATCAGCTTATCTAGGTAATCGTTAAGCGTACCTACCATGTCTTCAGATAGCTGCGCTTCCAACATAAAAACCGCTGGCAACGTATGAAAACTGTAGTGTTGCGGCTCCATTAGCTAGGTATTACAAAATCGTTATTAGATTCAGGATTAACAGTTGGGTTCGTGATTACTGAGTCGTATTGGCTAGCAAAAATTGCATCCCATTCTGCTGTTGGACAAATAGCTTCAATATCCGCTTTAGACCACTCGCCTTCAGCTTTAGGAGTGAAGTTAGTTATGGTTGAACCATTTGGATGCTCTTTAGTAGCATCAATCGTCGCAAATTTATCATTAGCATAGTAATCCGCTTGGCCTTCAGTGCCTTGTTCATACTTCATCCGAACATCCCAGCGAACTACCTTTCCATCTTTGGAAGATGGAACGGCTCCTATTAAAGTTTTCTTAACTGCCATTGCTGTTGTCTCCTATTCGCAATTACATTTATCAAGTTTTTCGGTCAAATCATCCACCTTGGCAGATAATTCTTGAACCGCATTTATCAATGGAAAAACAAACATTGCTTCAGATATTCCTTGATTCCCTTCCTCGCCTTCATGCCAACCTGTAAAGTCTTTTATGTTGTGCTTATCTAAAGCAGCTTTAACTTCTTGAGCAATCATTCCATACAAACGACCTTTGTAACGAGGCTCCGTTCTGTCAGGGTTGTATGATGGCATCGAAGGATCAAGCTCAGACCCAGCTCTCCATTTATAGGTAACTGTTCTTAAATCGTTTATGAAATCTAAACCACAATCTTCGTTGGTTTCTATTTCTTTCTTGAATCTTTCGTCAGAGCTATGCGTCCAAGTTGCGTTAGCTGTAAATTGATTATAAATCCTGTCAGTAGTGTCACTGCCTCCAGAACCATCAACTCCTATGGTCACATAACCATTTCCACCAACGCCTAAACAGTCTGCCCCAATCACTACAGAATTTTCTGTGGTTGCGTTGGTGCAATGAGCATTACCTCCAATTAGTACATTACTACTCCCTGTTGACGAAGTTACATTGTTATACCCAGCAGCATATCCAATAAACGTATTATTACTTCCTGTGGTAATGCCCCCACCAGTTAAATAACCACCTACAAACGTATTAGCATCTCCTGTCGTTGAAGAGGTGCCTGCATCTCTTCCGATATAACAGTTGTAAGCAGCCGTTGTAATCGCATCACCAGCAGCATACCCAACCACCGTATTAGAGTGGCCTGTTGTAGCGTTTGACGTAGCATAAGACCCGATTGCAATATTGTAATCAGAGTTTGCTGCATCTAAAGTGTATGCCCCCAAGGTGCTGTTATTGGCTCCAGTAGTACAAACTAATGCAGTGTAATAACCCACCAGAGTATTCTGTTGGCTTCCCGTTAACGCATTTCCAGCAGCATATCCCACCGCAGTGTTAAAGTTTGCAGTTGTAGTAGCACTTAAAGTTCCACCCCCAACTGCAATATTAAAAGCACCTGTAGTACACGCATCTAACGCACCTGCTCCTATTGCGGTGTTTTGATAGCCAGTGGTAATCTGTTCTCCTGCTTTATAACCTACAGCCACGTTGCTTGTGCCTGTTGTTTGTTGACTTAAAGTATCTTTACCAATAGCAACTCCACTACCGCTAGTATTAGACTGCATAGCACCGTTACCAATTGCTACGTTATTAGCTGAAGTGTTTGCCGCGCCTAAAGTATCAAGTCCGATAGCAATATTGTCATTAGCCGTGGTCGTGGCGTCTAAAGCTCGATAGCCAATCGCAATTGAATTTGCACCAGTGGTTAAAGACATTCCAGCGTTATAACCTACGGCTACGTTAGCATCACCAGTTGTGTTATCTTTTAAAGCCTCTAATCCAACAGCAGTGTTATTGCTGCCGGTGTAAGAAAATAAAGCCTGAAGTCCAACAGCCGTGTTTCCAGCACCTGTTGTAGTAGCGTCAAGAGCTTTCCATCCCACGGCTGTATTATTTGCTGCGGTGGTGTTGTTTTCTAAAGCAGCATAACCAACGGCAGTGTTAGCAGAACCAGTAGTATTGTCAGTTAATGCAATAGCACCAAAAGCAGTGTTTTGTGATGCTGTAGTGTTAGCGTCAAGAGCAGCATGACCCATAGCTGTATTAGAACCGCCTGTCGTGTTGGCTGTTAGAGCTTGCTTGCCAAAAGCGTTGTTGTCTCCACCAGTGGTGTTAGCTTTTAAACTGTCAGCTCCAAAAGCATTATTATCTGATGCTGTAGTGTTGGCCGTTAAAGCATCTCTTCCAACGGCCACGTTGCCTGATCCGGTAGTATTTGCTTCGCCTGCTTCATGCCCTACGAAAACATTGTTTTCACCTGTGGTGGTTAATGCGCCACTTTCAGCCCCGATAAACGTATTGGATTTCCCAGTGGTAATAGTTTTACCTGCCTCATAACCCACCGCCACATTATAAACCTCAGTAGCCGTGGTAAAGTTTTGTGCTAGTAAAGCCGAGTAACCTAAAGCAGTTGACCTAGAGCCTACTGTTTCTCCACCTAAAGCGTGCATTCCAACTGCCACATTTAAACCACCAGTAGTTAAAGAATCACCTGATAAAGCTCCGATAAGCGTATTTTGAACACCTGTGGTTACTAATTGCCCAGCCTCAAAGCCCACCGCTGTGTTGTAAGAGTCCTCACCAGCATTCAGTGTTTTGAGTGCTTCAAACCCTATTGCAACATTGTTGCCATTTCCATCTTCAGTAAGAAGCGCACTAGACCCGACAGCTACGTTGCTTCCTCCAGTTGTCAATGCACCGCCAGCGTTATCACCAATTAAAGTGTTGTCAGAGCCTGTTGTTAGCGCATCACCAGCGTTTTCACCTATCGCCACGTTATCTGTGCCTGTGGTAAGTCCTGTGCCAAACGCACCTGAACCCAGACCCACGTTGCCCGTACCGCCTAGTACGTCGAGTACATCTGTAACCGCTGCGCCTGAACCAGCACCGTCAGTGGCGATCATCCTGATACCGCCGTTTGGTATGACCACATTTGCGCCTGTGCCTTGTGAAATCGTTACGGTATTACCAGCAGAGTTTTGAACTACCCATACGTTACTAATAGTATTTGGGGCAAACGTCACGGTACAAGCTTGTGATAAAGAACCTGTAAGTGTTAGTGCCATGGAGCGGAAAGCGTCTGAAGCACCATCTGCCATGGTAATAGTAGCGGTAGAGGCATCAGATAAAGCTTCCGATCCGGTCCCAAATTTTTCTGCGATCATTTCTAGGTTCAAATTTGTGGTCGTACCCCAAGTTCCTGAACCATCGCCTGTCGCCATTTCATTTAAGCGAAGATCGTTTACATATGTACTAGCCATTTATGCTACCTCTTTCCAATCTGGTGTTTGACTATCGTCAATAGTTGACCAATTCGGCGTCTGGCTGTCGTCAACAGTTGACCAATTCGGCGTCTGGCTGTCGTCAACCAATCCCCAAACATTAACGCCACTCGTTGTACAGGCGGCTTCCACGCCTGTTGGGACCACATTTGCGTCACCGTCAAACGTAACCGCGCCAAGTTGTCCAACCATTTCTGGTGTGGAAACTTCAATCGTGTTACTTGTGATTGTGGTGACGCTTCCAAGACCTGTTGTTCCGGCAACTCCTGTGACACTGACGGTTGCTGTGCCCGTAACCGTAACTGATCCCAACGCTCCCGTGCCTGCGACACCCGTAACCGAAGTGCTTGCATCAGCCGAGACTGAAACTGAACCAAGCGTTCCGGTTCCTGCGACACCCGTGGGGCTAACGTTTGCTGTGCCCGTGACAGTAACCGAACCAAGAGTACCAGTGCCTGATACGCCAGATACACTAACACCCGCATCAGCGGATACAGATACCGATCCAAGGGTGCCTGTTCCCGCCACACCCGTGACAGAGACGTTCGCATCACCCGAAACCGAAACTGTACCGAGTGTGCCTGTTGCGTCAGGGACCGCTTCGCCATTACCCCACGTTCCTTCACCCCATCCATGAGAGGAAGAATTCCATCCATCAAAGGCAACTTTGACATCAGCCACACGTTATATCCTATGCAATCCTAATAATTGCGTTACTAGCGTCTGCTGCTGGAAACTGAATAGTAAAGTCACCGCTTGTCGATGTCTTATCTGCTCCAAAATCCAGTATTGCTACTGCTCTATTAGCTGTCCCTGCGGTAGTTGAGGAGTTGTAAATTAATGCTCCTCTCGCAGTAATTGAGCTGCTAGACCAAGTAGTATCGGCAAAATCAGTCAACGCTGTAGTACCTGATGTGGTGGGATCTACATTAGTCAGCGTATTGCCGCCAGCTGTATACCCCGTACCAGATACTTCGTTAGTTGTTGCATAAGCCGTGGTAGAAGCTGACATCGTGGCACTACTGGTAAACAAAGCAATCTTGAACGTATTGCCTGTGCCTGTAGTGGTAGTCGTTCCTCCACCAGAACCATTATGGAAATTATGAATCCCCTGTAAAAGTTCTGATTTAAACGAGGTTGCCATAGCTGTGGTGATAGCCATTATAGTCTCCTTAAAATATCAGCAACATCTGAATGACCCTGCTGAATAAATTCGTTAATAAGCGTTGTCCTATCGCTTTTAACTGCTTGTTTAATAATACCTAAAACTACATGATAAATGCGACTTCTAAAAGCTTCTGCCTGTTGCTTAACAATAGGGTCTACAGAGTCTGACACACTTACTATCTGCTCTACCGCCCGTTCAGCCAATTCTTCAGGAGACAACCCTCTGCGTTGTGTTGTTTTCACAACAACATCTCCTATATTTGATTCAACAGCCATTTTAAACATGGTTAAGCCATCCTCGGTACATCGTGTCTATATTCATCTTCAACACCATAACCGTCTCCCACACGATTTAAATTAACCAAAGCTTCTTTAAATCGTTGCTCATACGCAGCGGATTCTTCTGGTATTTTTAAAAAGTTTGAAGCTTCTACCAAACACCCGTACAAAAGCGCGTCTGGGGCGTTTGTAGATAGCCAAGTAGTTCCGCTGTCAGCTCCTGCAGTCAACGAAGCAGGACGGTATTTATAGTGAAGCTCAAACGTATAGCCACTAGCCGGGGTAGGAGCTAACAAAAAAGTAGAGTCGTCAAACAAAGCATAATACTTAGGAACGCCGCTTGTTGCAGAAGCAGGGGTATACGACCGAATAAAAGAAACATGCTTTAATAAAAGGTATTCGTAACTGCTGCTAGATATGACAGCCAAGCTATAAGGTGCAAGAAAATCACTAGGACTAGAAAGATACGGGCTATCCGTCGTCGCGGTTCCTGTGACATTTTTACGAAATAACGGCATATTGACGTTTTTTAATATCCGTTCCTCCGCTTCTTTTATAAAAAGAGCTAAATTGTTGTCAAACGTAGTTTCTGTCGTTTCACAATAGTCTTGTATAGCTGTTTTAAGTGTCGCGTAAGTAAAACTCATGTAGTCACCACTGTTACCACCCCTACTTGACCAACGTTTATTAAAGGAACAAAGGGGTTAATTTCAGGAGTAGGTACTCCAACAGAAACAACCAAAGGTTCATTACGGTCTGGTCGGGGGTTTAAAATAGCTTGAGGGTCATCCACTTTAGGGTAGGGATACAGTTGCGGTTGTTTAGGCTCCCACTCGTCCCAACCAACTAAAGCTCCGGTCCATTCTTTTTTCATGCGTTCTCGCTTATAGCGAAAACCAGATCGATCAGAAATTCCGTATGCGTTTTTTGCTGAAGCAAATCTTGCCATCTTTAGACCCTGTAATAATCATAAGTTGGAGAAATTTGAGTGGATGCACGATCTCGATCTTCTTCAATAGCTCTTTGCATCTCTTCTTCGTATATTGATTTTAAAATTTGAATCATTGCTGGATTACGTTTCATAGCAAGGTAATACGCTAAACCAGCCGTCAAACAAGGATAAAACCTAAAAGGTACTTCCATTGTGTCTGTGTAACCGTCTGCATCATCCATCCGAACCAATCGGTCAAACTTAACTACATCTGAGCTACTATCAGGAACAGGCCACAACTTTAATTCTGGGGTAATTTGACGATCTAAAAAGAATTGATTAGCACGGCTACTTTGCGTTTTATTTGGAATAGCTAAGTAATCACCACGGCTTATTCTAGTAATTTGAAAATCAGTGCCATCTCTTGTAACAACTGCAGACAATATATCAATAGTGGCTTGCACATTCGTAAGGTCTACAGCAGCAGATAAAGTAGTGCTGGCTCCGCTTGTCCCACCAGTAATAGTTTCTCCGTTACTAAACGTGCCTGAAGGCAAAGTAATAGCAAAAGAACTGCTAGAAGGCTTGCTTGTAATACTTGCCGTAGCTCCGCTTGTCCCACCAGTAATAGTTTCTGCTACCGAAAAACTTCCAGAGGCTCCTACGGACATGGTAAGAGTCCCCCCGGGATAATTAGCTATGCCATCCGCTAATGTGATAGAGGTCTGCTCTATAGTCCACTGATTAAGACCTCTGTTAGCCCAATCAGCCAAAAGAATGTTTAAAGATCGACGGGCTGTTTTTAAATCGTAGCCCGTGCGAAGTTCCAAGCCACAACGCTCAAACGCTTCTTCTATGTACTCAGCAACATCAAGCTCAAAATTTACTGAACCAGAAAGAGCCATTATTCTTCGTACAAGTTATTGAAAGTTATAGACGGATCTAAGTAACTTTCATGGCCTTCAGCGGAATGTTTCCACTGAGACGGTTTAAAATCAGGCACACCTTCTCCCGTAACCCACAAAGCTGGGCTGGTTGCTCTTACACGATTATTGGGTAACGCCACTATGTTTCCCTTCCATTTACCTTCTTCTGTTATACATAATACATGTGATTGTTTATGTTGAGCAGAATCATCCGCAATATCTGATTCTGTATAATCTACAGTAAACAAGTACTTAGAAGTAAAAAACTTTCCGTCAATTTTAGCAAGCCACGGAGAAGAACTTACCCTATCCATAACCACAACAGAATGATGATGAGACTCACAGTCCCAAGGCTGGGATAAATGATCAGCCATAGGTTCCGGATAATCTTCCATAGGCATGTCACAAACTAAGCCTTGTATTGGCATTCTTGCCCACATAGCTCCTCCGTGAATGTTACCCTCATCATTATCGTCACAATCTGCTTCGCAACCCGTAAAAACCACCTGAAAGCTTAAAGAGCGGTCAGGTACGGTGTTTACCGCTATTGCCAAACAATGTAAAAATTCTCCATGATACTTTTCATGGTTATGCGTAAATTCCCTTCGCACCCAGCATTTAAAATGCGGAATGTTGCTGATTAAATACGCCACTACATGCCAATATCTTTCTTCTTAGACATTCGCATCACAGAACCGCCTTTAGACTTTTTCATCACAGAGCTGTTTTTAGATTTCTTCTTTTTAGCTCCTGCGTTTCCTATGTTTACTCTTGAACCCGGCATAAATACCTCACGTATATGTTGTTACTTTACGACGCTCGTTTAACACTGCGCCACACCCTTTTGCAATCTCCTGCCGTACACCGCCGCCACGAGACATGTTTTTCACCGTTGCTCTTTTAGTGTTTTTAACAACAGTTTTACCTTTCTTACCTTCTCGTTTTTTCTTTCTAGCAGTAGCTGCGCGTTCTGATTTACTTAAC